CAATCACTACGGAAACGATCAAATGAACCGCGTTTATTCTACGGACGGTATCGCGCCGACTATTACAGTAGTAAGCGGCGGCGGTCGTGAGCAGAAAATCGCCGAACCACAAATCGAACAATTTACGAAAGGCGACGGAATCTCGTGTTGTATTGACGCTAATTACACGAAAGGCACAGCGCCGGGCAACGTTGGAAAAGGACGACGAACACACGTTGTTGAAGAAGTTCGTCCCGTCCTAACGCCTGACCGCGAAACCAAACGACAAAACGGCCGCAGATTTAAAGAGGATGGTGAAGAATCATTCACGTTAACAGCGCAAGACAGGCACGGCGTGGCAATCGGTCAGCCTCCGCGCTACCGCATCCGCAAGCTAACGCCGCGCGAATGTTTCCGCCTCCAAGGCATTCCGGACAGTGAGTTCGACAAGCTGGTCGCTGCCGGCATTTCGAACAGTCAACTTTACAAAATGGCGGGTAACGCGGTTACTGTAAACGTTGTGGAAGCGATAGCCAAACGACTTATTCCGATGTTAACCGAAAAATAAACACTTTCCCGTCGCTTGAACCGCGATCATACGCGAATTTATACGGTGCTTCTTCGATCGGAAACGGATGTTGCTTAACGAATCTCTTTGCCGACATGTAATATCGTTTGTCAATGACGTATTGCGCTAAATCGGCGTGAATATCGTCAATTACGCCGGGCTTGACGATGGCAAGCGCTTTGTTGTCCGCACGAAAAGCAACAGCAAGGCGGTCGTACGGTTTGACGTCCAATAGTTTCCGCGCGGTTCTATTTATGTAAAAGCGACGCTGATTGTCGAGCGTAATAAACGGTGCACCGTCGGCAGGAACGAACTCGAAACCGTCAAGCATATCGCTATATTCCTTTTTCAAACGTACACCTCCTGATATTTTACGATAAGTATAATCGATTTTTAAACGAAAATCAAGCGAAAGGTGGTATTTAATGGGCAAAGCGCAAAGAGAACGTTGGCAGGCGAATGTTACAGACATTGCTTGGGCTGCCGGAATTTTAGACGGTGAAGGTTGTATCCGAATAAAAAGAAATAATTTGAAAAAGAAAACGATCCATTACGGGCTAGAAGTTTCCGTGAAGATGGTCGATAAAGCCACCATTGAAAGATTAAAAGAATTATTCCCCGATTGCTCTATTTACACCGAAAGAAGTTCGCGTGGGTACTTATTCTATCGATGGTGTGTATTTGGCGAAACAGCGAGCGAGATTTTAGAGGAAATGCTTCCTTATTTAGTAACGAAAAAGGACCAGGCTGAATTAGCGATTGAATTTATAGAAATGGGGAAAGAACCAGGAAGACATTTAAATGGACGTTTACCGGAAGGAGTAAACGATATTAGAGAAGATATGTTTTTGAGATTGAAAGAATTAAAGAGAAAGCATTTATTGGAGGTGAAATAATGGGGAAAGCCGAACGAAAGCGTTGGGAAGGTAATATAAAGTCGATGGAAATCGTTGCTAAACGTGACGAAGATATAACGGAAAGTGACATCGAATTTTTAAAACAAAACTACACTTCGGCAGGCGGTCTTTTACCAAACGCTTTTGCAGGAGGGGCGTTTTACACGCCGACTCATGTTGCGAAGTTTATTTGGCAGATACTGACGTCAAGACTTCCTGCAAAACCGAAAGTATTAGAACCTTCCGCCGGTTCCGGTGTGTTTCTCGAACATGCGCCGCCTGACGCTGATATAACCGCTCTCGAAATCGACCCGACAAGCGCCCGCGTAACATCGTTAATATATCCGCACGCAAATGTTATCGTCGGAAACGCAATTCTTCATAACAAAGAAAATTACTATGACATAGTTGTCGGAAATCCTCCTTACGGCTTGAGTTTACAAATTGACGAAACTGACGGTGACTTTAGCGATTGGCGCACGTTAACTAAACGCAAAGGCACATACCGCGGAAAGTCCGAAGCGGTGTTTATAGAGCACGCCATTCGTAGCGCAAAACCCGGCGGTTATATCGCGTTCATTCTGCCGATGGGCGTTTCGTTCAACTCACAAACTCGCAAAGCACGTCAATTGTTGTATGACAATTGTTGGCAAATCGCAACGATCATGTTGCCGGGCGAAACGTTCCAACACGTTGGCACCACGATACCAACGCAAATATTAATTGTGCGAAAAGTTACGCCGAATGCCCGTAAGATTAAACCGGCAACAAAACGATGGGGCAGTAATTTTAGACGGTCGGAATGGGCCGACATTGAGCAGTACAACGCGGAATTTTTCGAGGGGCAAACGCCAGCCTATTTCGCAAAGGTAACCGACATTGGTTGGGACGAAAAAGGCCGGTCAACCGACAAATGGGGCGATGGACTGACGCAACTAGACGAATTAGTCGAAGATTTCACCGACGGAAACCTGATGCGAGAAAACTTATACCCGCATTTGCCGTCATGGCACGGTATCGAAAAAGGAAATGAAGCTTTCTTCTTTTCGCACGGCAACGACACTTGCGATGGATTTCGAGACGCAAGTCGAACGTATCCTGACGGGCCTTACCGTTGGCAAGAACTGACGCTTGGCGCCGGCGAAGAAGTCGAGTGGAGGCGAGCGGACGGCACGGTCGAATTGCGGTCAACGTGGGATTTCGATTGGCAGGACGAGATTGTGGCGGAGTGGCAAGCCACGAAGGAGGCGATTACCGATCGATACTAACGCAAAAGAACGGGCACTTGAACAGCGCTACGCACTCGATAATCCAGATGGCGTGAAACGCTTATTACGCGACTATCACGCGCTAGTTGAGCGTCAATATGACGGCGACTATGACGCAGTTATCTTACTCGTTGACTTGGCGACTGCGATCGAAAAAGCCGGTTTGACCGAAAGGCAGCGTGAGGCACTTACGCTAGTGTATTTCGAGGACTTATCGCAGGTGGAAGCTGGCGAGCGGATGGGCGTTCGGCAGGACACCGTAAGCAAGCTCGTTAAATCAGCGCTGGCGAAAATCGCATCGGTGTACGAGGCGTGGGCGAGAATGGGCGAAGGTTACGCAATTACAACGGAAGGGGAGCGATAAATTGACGAAAGAATACATGATTTTAAAAGGAGACTGCCTCAATAGATTAAAAGAGTTACCGGACAATAGCATAGATAGCGTCGTAACAGATCCACCTTACGGATTATCAAAAGAACCGGACATCGTCGAAGTACTGACGAAATGGATGAACGGTGAGCCTTATGACCACGGTCATGGCGGATTCATGGGAAAATCTTGGGATAGCTTCGTACCACATCCGGATATATGGCGCGAGGTATTCCGCGTATTAAAGCCGGGAGGTCATGCTCTAGTGTTTGCCGGCACACGAACGCAAGACTTGATGACGATCGCGCTTAGGCTTGCCGGATTTGAAGTGCGCGACGTGATTGAGTGGCTTTACTTTAGTGGCTTCCCTAAGTCGATGGACGTAAGCAAGGCGTTTGATAAGCGAGCGGGTGCAGAACGGGAGATTGTGGGTCCTTATAAATACGACAACCGAAGAAAAGAAGGAAGTGGGATCGGGTTTGGCGATAGTTGTTACGGTACTTATGGACGGGCACCAAAAGGAGAAACAGCACCGGCAACCGAGCTCGCGAAGAAATGGGACGGCTGGGGCACGGCGCTAAAACCCGCACATGAACCGATCATTGTCGCCCGCAAGCCGTTAGAAGGTACGGTATGCGACAACGTAGAGCGATGGGGCACAGGCGCAATTAACGTGGGCGGGTGCAGGATTGGCGACGATGAAATACACAGCAGTGGCGAAGTATCCAACGTATGGAGAGAAGCTGAGGGCAGAACAGATAGGCAGACGCCGAATCCTTCCGTTAATACAGGACGCTTCCCCGCAAACATCGTTACAATCGAGCCTAACGCCTTTTGGTCGAAATACTGCAACGTCGGCGAGCCGCCGGAAAATATTACACCCGCCGAACTTTCGAAAAAAGCAAGCAAGCGCGACCGTAACAGCGATTGGCGCGGCGAGGAAATAGCGTTGCGAAATTCGCACCCAACGGTCAAACCCATTGATCTCATGGCGTGGCTTGTTCGCTTAGTCACTCCGCCTGGCGGCACCGTACTCGATCCGTTTGCGGGAAGCGGCAGCACACTCGTTGCGGCTAAGCGCGAAAGCTTTGGATTTATCGGAATTGAACGCGAGCCGGAGTACGTTGAAATTATCGAAGCGCGAACAGGGGAGGTTGCACAATGAATTTCGAACAATTTAACGCACGAATCAACGATCTATGGACGCAAACAAAGGCGGGCAAGCTACCGCGCCAAGCCCGGTTCGCCGCAATTGAACGGCTGACGGACGAGTACATCGACGCAACTGGTCGTCGGCCTGATCCGGCGCATCTTGACCGTCTCGCCTCGCTTTGCTTGTACGAGGAACTGACGGACGCAACGCCATGGAAAACGCGCAACACCGAACATCCGATACACAGCGAAAGGCAGCGCGAGGAAATTGAAAGGCACGAGGTCGGCATGGCGCCGCTTGAATATGTCGCTAGCGACGGTCGCAAGCACGAAAAGCCGACGCGAAGAAAGCGGAGCAAGGCGGAGAATGCGTATATGGACCGGAAGTATAAGGGAAAGAGGAGCGGAGAATGAGCGAAAAGAGATTAGAATTAAACCGGATTTATCAGATGGATTGTATTGAGGGGATGCGGTTATTGCCGAATGATAGCGTCGACCTTATCGTAATAGACCCGCCTTATAACATCGGAAAGGACAAACGCTGGGACAAATGGCAGAGCGTTGATGATTACGTGGCGTGGATGGCGGATGTATTTCGCGAGTGTGAGCGTGTGTTGAAGCCGAACGGGTCGTTCTACTGGTTCCATAACGAC